CTATTAGTGTTACTAAAAACTATGATGCGTTTACAGAAGCGGCAGACAAACACATACATCTTAAAAAAGGAACGATGAGAGATGTTAAGAAGAAACTATTCTTAGCTATGATGAACGTAAACATCTTAGAAGGACTACGTTTTTATGTTTCCTTTGCCTGTACGTTTGCATTTGGTGAACTTAAACTTATGGAAGGTTCAGCAAAGATTATTAGTTTGATTGCTAGAGATGAAAGCCAACACCTTGCATTAAGTTTACACGTTCTTAAGAACTGGATGCGTGGTGATGACGATCCAGAGTTTGCCTCTATTGCAAAAGAGTGTGAAGCAGAAGTTTATGAAATGTGGAAGACTTGCGTCAATGAAGAAAAGGCGTGGGCACACCACTTAATGAAAGATGGATCAATTATTGGTCTTAATGAAAAACTGTTAGGCAACTACGTAGAGTTTATTGCTAACAAGAGATTAAAAGCATTAGGATACAAGCCAATCTTTGATACACCTACAACACAGAATCCCCTACCATGGACACAGCATTGGTTGAGTTCATCAGGGTTACAAGTAGCACCACAAGAAACAGAAGTAGAGTCTTACATTGTTGGTGGTATTAAACAAGACGTTAACACAGACTCGCTCAAAGGATTTAAGTTATAATGGAAACAAAAGAAGCTACTCCACACACTACCGTAGTTTATAGTAAGCCTAATTGTCCTTCTTGTGTAAAAGCAAAGATGTTATTACAAAACAAGAAGATCCCATACACCGAAAGTATAATTGGAAAGGATATCCAAGTTGAAACTCTTATGAAAGAGTTTGAAGTAAACGGATTACCGATGCCAAGAACTGCTCCGCAGATTATATTACACGGTAAGTATGTAGGAGGGTATGAACAATTAGTCCAACATATGGACGACCACGGTATGAACTATGAACACTAGGAGACATTATGTTAATTGAGCCGGCATATAAATTAGGAGACGTTATCACTATTAAACTTACATCAGGTGAAGAACTTGTAGGTAAGTTTGAAGCAGATGACGACAAGACAATCAAAGTAAACAAACCACTTACATTAGTTGCAAGTGAAAAAGGCATTGGCTTACAACAGTTCTTGTTTACTGCTGATATAGATAAATCATATACTATTAAGCATCAAGCAATTACTTTAATACACAAAACAAGACCAGAATTTGCAGAAGCATATACCAAGCAGACAAGTAGCATTGTACAAGCACCCGCTGGTATGGCAGACCTAGTACGTAAATAATCTTACATAAATATTAATATGCACGAGTTTGTTATAAAAGACAAGGGTCAATTAGTCACGTACACAGAGTACGAAGCTATACCTAATGAATTCGACCATGTAATTAAGTTCTTACCTGAAGTTCCACCAGAACCTCATACTGAAGAACAGCATGAAGAGATTGAACAGTGGAATATAAAGTTGCAAGAACTAATGAAAAAGGAGAGATCATATGCCAGCAGTAACTAGAGTAGGTGACGCCGACGTTGCCCATTGTAGCGGAATGACAAGAGCAGTAGGATCTGGTAATGTATTTGCTAACAACATTCCTGTTTCAAGACAGGGTGACGTTAACACAGGACATTTACTTCCACCTGTACCATGTCCGTCACACTCGGCACCAATAGCAGTAGGATCAACAACAGTATTCACCAATAACGTAGGAACGGGCAGGGTTGGAGACGCAATAGCAGGGTGTACTTCGGTCGCGGCAGGCTCTTCAAACGTTTTTGCAGGATAATTTCGCCAATTAAGGCACCAACAAACCACATTTACACAATAACATTACAATTTACAATAATTAATTACGAATATAGGAGATAATATTATGTCAAACATTCATGAACAGATCGTAGCTGAATACGAAAACTATATGAAAGAGTCAGAATCTTTCGAATCAAAAAACGTTAAAGCGGCGGCGGCAAGAGCAAGAAAAGCCTTAGGTAACATGGGTAAACTTGCTAAATCAAGAAGAGCAGAAATCCAAGAGAAGAAAAACTCTCTATAATAATTTCTAGAAATACATTTATAGCATGACTAACCCTCATGCTATATTTGTATGTACATAATTCTATTAACAAAATCATAAATACTCTAGTACAAATTGTTTATTACAAAACATAATCACGAAGGATTAATAAAAAAATATGAGTGAGCGAGTCGTTGGCAAACTGAAATGGTTTGACGCAAAAAAAGGTTACGGGTTTATAACTCCCGATGATGGCGGACAAGATGTGTTCGTACATATATCTGCCTTTGAAGGTGCACAGATAACTAACATTTCGAATAAGATGCTACTAGAATATGAACTTGTTGATAACAGGGGCCGAATGATAGCAGGTAACCTTGTTCGTCCTGATAACTTCAACAGATAATTTAGATCGATTTAAAAGGCTTAGGCAATCCGTCTGAGCCATATATCATTTCGCCTGTGTCAATAAAGGCTCCACACATACGACCGTTGGCGTGTTTACCGTAATACTTAACTGGCTTGACTTCTACCAATTCACCATCTCGAAGTGCAGTCCTTTTATAGTTCTCAGACTTGACTCCTCTTTGCTTTACTCCAGCCATGTTACTTTCCTAACTTCGCTTTCAAGGCCGCTCTCTTTTGTTCTATAAGTGCCGCCTGGCGTATTTTTCTACCTAGTGGTAGACGTTGTATCATTTCGTACATTCCGCCTTTTTTGGCTTCCCATTCTACTCTGACTTGTTTGCTTTTGGTATTGCCTTGGAAGGCTTTGACTGCCTTTCTTAGGCTTGTTGATTCTTTGGTTTCTACATTCTCGCCGTCATAGAAAGTATATGTTCTCATTTTGGGCATGGTAAATCCTTTGACATTAGTTATGCCAGAAGAGTAATATATGCACTTAAATAGGTTAAATATAGGTGTAATTGATGACAGCAACGTATGTCACATGAACAGGACCCGGGGGCGGTACCCGGCGCCTCCACCATAAATACATTTACCGAGTGTGCTTATGATGGGGGCGAAATAGGATCGACTGGCTTGTTAAGGTTGAACGAGATTACCGGGATGTAAGCTCCGTTAACGCGAACAAACGTTATAGATGCAAACGATAATGCACTATCCAACGTAACTTTTGTAGATTTTTCTGCACCAGTTACTGCGGTGAATGAGGATTTTGCCCTAGCGGCATAATCGCTCGGGGTTGGCAACTTACCTAGCAACAGAAAAGTTGCGCCTATTACTACATAGACTACGACTATAATAGCTTAGACTAAAAAATCAAATAAATATATCGCTAGGTGAGAAGGAGTAATTATAATGCCACCACGCAATCATAGAAATTGGTTAGCAGAACCAAAAGTAGAATATATTAGTAGCGAGTGTTACAACAATCAAGACATACACGACCAAGAACAAGAACAAATCTTTAGTAAGGTTTGGATACCTATGTGTCATAAGAGTGAACTACCAAACGAGTTAGACTACCGAACAACACAGATAGCAGGTGTAAATGTTATCGCATACAACACAGGCAAAGGATTCAAAGCATATCGTAACTATGGCAGTTGGGCACCAGCAGGAACACTAGGAGCACCTATTGTAACTGTTGAACCGCAGTTGCATTTGGAAGTAAAGCACGGAGGTATGATATGGGTAACACTAAACCCTGATCCTGATCAAACTGTAGAACAATGGACGGCAGGTGCATTTGATTGTATCGCTGATGCTATTGACACAGAGGAACTAGAAGTATTCCATTATCATAAAGCAATCATTCCTACTAACTATAAACTATGGCACGATACTAACAGTGAATTCTATCATGACTTCATGCACTACTTTAATCGTGTAACAGGATTCAATGATGAATATTTTGCACGTAAGAATATTGCGTTCGATAACGGTCATGTAAACGTAAGTTCTTTTACTGTCAACTATACCGAGTTTGATAAAGATGGAGATAGAGGAGAGTTAAGTTTTCCTAACTTGCCACCCAACCAATGGTATATGGTAGACTTGTTTCCAGGCTTCAACTTTAACCTACGTGGAAGTGCATATAGATCAGATAGTGTTACTCCATTAGGACCTAACAAAGTTCTTATTGAGTTTAGAGGTTATGGATTAAAGAATGATACCAAGGAAGAAAGACTTACACGTATCAGACACCATAATACTATTTGGGGACCTTTTGGTAGAAACTTACACGAAGACTTGCTAGGTGTTACAGGACAGGGTGCATCAATGGCACCAGGTACTGAACGTAGAAACATACTACATGGTAGACACGAAAACTCAACTATCCACGATGAAGTAGGTATGCGCCACTACTATGCAGAATGGGGCAAGTACCTAGATGTAAATCCATCTAATCCATTATAGCTCTTGACATCTCTGTCAATATGTGTTATGCTTTAGCTATAACTTTATAATTACATACAAGGAGTACATTCCGATGGCTACATATTTGACAGTACTAGGGGTAGCATTAGTAGTTAATACTATCCATGTAGCGGTAACAGGGCACCAAATAATGCTTTGTCTATCCGGTTGTAATTAACACTCTTCCGGGGGTGTAGCTCAGTTGGTTAGAGCGTCCGCCTGTCACGCGGAAGGCCGAGGGTTCGAGTCCCTTCACTCCCGCCATTATAATAACAGA